CTTAATTTTTCTAATAGTCTACTAACAGCCTTCTCACTTCTACCACCTACATTCCATTCGTAAATGTCATTGAGTTCTAGACCTTCCTTGCCACAATAGTTTTTACCATTCTTCCAATTGTAAAGAGTAGCTACTGTACCATCAGCAAATTCAAAAGCCCATTCAACATCAGTTTTATAATTGTCACATAAATCTGGGTTAGGTGGACCGAATGCCTTTAGTAATTGTTCATAACTAGCTTTAATATAACCTTGTAAGCTAGTGCCATATATATTTTCAGTTGCTTCCATTTTATTTTCCCTTTCGGTTAATTAATACTTGATTATTATCCCATATAGTTTTATATGTCAATGGAGTTTATGAGGTTGTACTTTTCAAAGCCGATAAGTTGTTTTATCTATGCTCAAAACAACCTCAAACATAAGGAGTGATTATGCCTAATTGGACTTATAACAA